TTGTCATATCTCACAAAGGTGAAATTCTTGACGGTAAGTTCAATATGAAAATAGAATTTAAAAAGGAAAAGAATTTTAGCAAAATGGTAGCATGACAAATATAGTAATTTCTTTACATAGAACTGGATCAACTTGGATAAGTCGTTATGCCTCTGCAAATTTTGCTAAACCCCCACGACCTATAGATCCATATTTTTATTTAAAAGCAAAACAATTTGTTGGTAATTTAAATCCATGGACTCAAGAATGGCTAAGTATGTTGTGCGATGTATATGGCGTTGAGGTTGCATTATTGATAGTAGAAAATTATAATAAGGAATATTTTTTAAAAATACATACATCCCAAATTTATCGTCACGGTATAGACAACTGGTTTAGAGAATATTATAAAAATTATAATAAAGTAAAAATAATCAACAAAAATTCTTGGAGAATGTTTACTAGCAGAATATTCGCTTTTAATGAAGAAGAAAAAAATTTAAAAGATTTAAATAAATTAATAGATAAATTTGTTAAAGATTACATTTACTATTTAAATTATGATTTTTATGATTGTACAATTGATTATAATTTAATTAATCATGATTGGTTAAATTTTCATTTTAATTGCAACTTAGAATATCAAGAAAATATAAGAGAAAATTATGAGAAACGCCTATTTGATAAAGCTATAGATTATAAAGAGTTAAAATATAAATTGTATGATTCTTTTAAAAATTATGGTTTACAATTAAGTGACTATATGATATAATTATAATATGTTTAAATGGAGTACATTATGGAATTAAGTGATAAAACTTTAACAGTTCTAAGAAATTATTCTGGTATAAATCAGAATATATTAGTTCATTCAGGTAACACGATTAAAACCATGTCTGAGGCTAGAACTGTTTTGTCTACTGCAGTGGTAGATGAAACATTTCCTCAAGACTTTGGTGTGTATGATCTGAATGAATTTATCGGTGTGTTAGGATTGGTTGACTCACCTCGACTTAAATTCGAGGATGAGTATGTAACAATCGGCGACTCAACCGGTAGATCAAAAGTTAAATATTTCTTCTCATCAGAAGAAACTTTAACTACTCCTCAGAAAGACGTAACTATGCCGGAAGCTGACGTTAAGTTTACTTTAACTAATGACACTTTAAATAAACTTAAAAAAGCAGCTTCTACTCTTGGACACAGCGAAGTGTCAATTAGTGGAAAAGATGGTGTGTTAAGTCTTTCTGTAGTGGAGTCACAAAACTCAACGTCAAACATATTTTCGATCGATGTTGACGGTGAGTTTAAACCAGATGCAGTATTCAATTTTATAATCAATATAAGTAACTTAAAAATGTTACCAGGTGATTATGATGTTGAAATATCATCTAAATTAATAACGCAATTCAAAAACAAAGAAGTGAACGTGACTTATTGGATTGCACTTGAAAAATCCTCAACCTTCGGAGTATAGTATGTCAGAACAAACTGATCAGTTAAAAGAGTTAGCTAATAAAGCTTCTCGTAGCACCATTGCTGTAGTAGATGCAATCACTCAGCGTGGTGGATTTAAAGGCGAAGAACTTTCTACCATCGGTGGTCTTCGCGATCAATGTATACAAATTGTACAAATTTGTGAACAAATAGATCAAGAAGAAGCTTTGTCTGAAGAATAATATTTACAATCTCTCTTTTTTGTGATATAATTATTTTGTTATGGAGATTGTGAATGTCAAAAGACTTCTTATGGGTCGAGAAATACCGGCCTAAAACTATTGCTGAAACTATCTTACCAGATAGTCTAAAGCAAGTATTTCAAAAAATCATAGATGGCGGAGAGTTGCCAAACATGCTCTTCGCCGGTACTGCCGGTCTTGGTAAAACCACAATTGCTCGCGCATTATGTAATGAATTAAAATTAGATTACATTTTAATTAACGGGAGTGAAGAAGGTAATATAGATACTTTACGGACTAAGATCAAACAATTTGCATCTTCCGTCTCTTTGCAAGGAGGATATAAAGTTGTCATACTCGACGAGGCAGATTATCTTAATCCACAATCAACACAGCCAGCTCTCCGCGGGTTCATTGAGGAGTTTGCTAACAACGCTCGTTTTCTTTTAACTTGTAACTTTAAAAATCGTATTATCGAACCACTACATTCACGGTGCGGTGTATATGAATTCAATACAAGTAAAAAAGATCTACAGCCTTTAGCAGCACAAATGCTAAAACGTTGTCAAACTATTCTCGAATCCGAAGGTGTTAGCTACGATCAAATGGCTGTAGTTGATTTAATTATGAAACATGCACCAGATTGGAGGCGTATACTCAATGAGCTTCAGCGACAAAGCATGGTGGGTATTGTGGCTAGTGGGTCTATTAATAATAATGGCACCTTTGATTCGCTCTTTACCTATCTAAAAGAAAAAGACTTTAAGAAAATGCGTCAGTGGGTTGTCAATAATATCGACACTGACGCATCTGCTATTTTTCGTGGCATATATGATCGTATGTACGATAAATTAAAACCACAATCAATTCCTCAGATTGTTCTTATTCTCGCAGATTATCAATATAAAAATGCATTCGTTGCAGATCACGAACTGAATGTGGTTGCTTGTATGACGGAGATTATGGCGAATGTCGACTTTGCATAGAGCGTGGAGAATATGGGCAAAAACTATTGGCAGTAAAATAGGAGATGATCGTGAAAGTGACATTGCTGCTATATTACGCACTATTTGGGTATGGACTCATTTGGCTGCTTGCTTTTTTATTATTGCACATAATGGTGTTAAGTTAGGTTGGTTTGTATGAATCCGTTTGAATACTTAAATGCTATCAACTATACAAAGCAAAATATTATGATTGACGATCTTGCAGAAAAAGAGTATAATGCTTTTATGATTAATCGTGGTCTCTCTTATTTTAATGACACTGTGTTGATGGCAAATGAAATGAATCAACATGCTCATCTTGATAACCGTTTACAATTTGACTTTTTTATAAATATAGTTAGGAAGAAGAAACGTTTCTCAAAATGGAACAAACCTGAAATCCTAAGTGACGTGGAAGTAGTTAAAGAATATTATGGGTATAGCAATGAAAAAGCCCGCCAAGTTTTAACCCTTCTCACATCAGAAAATATAGATGAATTAAAGAAGAAGGTTTATAAAGGTGGAAGAAAATAATTTAATAGAGTGGACACCTGCTTCGATGCTCGAAGTCACGCTTAACGAGCCAGACGATTTTCTTAAGGTTCGTGAGACATTGACTCGCATAGGTGTTGCGTCTCGTAAAGACAATAAACTATACCAATCATGTCATATACTACATAAGCAAGGCAGATATTTCATTGTGCATTTTAAAGAGTTATTTTTGCTTGATGGCAAGAAATCGAATCTAGAAGAAAATGATGTTGCACGTAGAAATACAATTGCTACACTTATGAGTGATTGGGGATTAATATCAATTGACAATAAAGCAAATGCAGAACCACTTGCTCCTCTACGTCAAATTAAAATAATTCCTTTTAAGGAAAAAAATAATTGGGAATTGTGTCCAAAATATAATATTGGAAATAAGTGAATTTAAATGGCAAACGAATTATCTGTCTATAAGTATTCAAGTTATAAAGAATATGTTGAAGAACAAACTAAAGCAAATAAACAAAAAATTGATTGGCAGTTTAGTGGTCATAAACAAATAAAATGGATAAAAAAACAAATTAATTCCGCTTCTAATATTATATGTCATGGTACAAGAAGTGGGGGAGAACAAAAAGTATTTCAAAAATTATATCCAAATGCTTATATAATTGGTACAGAAATAAGTGATACAGCTACTCAGTTTGAAATGACAGTGTGTCATGATTTCTCACTACAAAGAGATGATTGGATTGAGCGTTTTGATATATTATATAGTAATGCTTTTGATCATAGTTATGATCCGAATAGAACAATTGTTACTTGGAAAAATCAATTGACAGAAGAAGGACGTATGTTTATCCATTGGGGAAAATACCACCAACATGCATCACACGGACCTCGAGATCCAGTGAGCGGTAGCATAGATAATTTTAAAAAGTTTTTAAATAGGCATGGCTTAGAAGTTTTAAGCATCAATAACGATGTACTTATGTGCAAAAATATTTCTTCATAGGGGTTTACATTTCAATTGTAAACCACTATATATAGTATTATAGGATGCCGAGGTCTCGGGTCCACTACAAATCTTGCTTGTACAAAGGAGATTA